CGTGATTGTTTTTTAACTGCTTCAAATAGTTTTTCATGACCAATTGTAGGCGGATTAAATCGCCCAAATACGAATGCTACTTCTTTTGTGTTTTCAGTTAAATAATCACTGAATGATTTTATCGACATTTATATCCTCGGTTCCCATTTAGCCTGGATTGTCCCAGCCTTTTATAATATCTTTGCTAAAATTATTAGTTGAGAATTCTAATCTATCAACTAACTTAACAGCTCCACCTTCCATACGATCTATAGCAACAAAACCTTCTGGGTTGGTTACTCTAAATCCGGACGTTGTTTTTACAAACGTACCAATTTTACTTAGTTTGTTTAGTTTATTTATAATAATTAATTTGCTGTCTACAATTAAATTTTGTAAATCAAACACATTTTGTAGGTTTTTTAAATTATTTTTATCAAAAAACTTTAATAGTTCATCTCTTTTAGATATTTGTATATCTTTTCCCTTTTGAGATGTTCGCTTGTCGATTTGTTTAGCATATCTATCATTAACAAACATAATTAAACCAGTTGCATGTTTCTTTGTATTAGTAATTCTTTGGCCTTCTCGTACCATACGATTATTATATACATTAATAATTAAATTCAATTCTTTATTTGATTCTATTTCTTTTAATGTAGAAGCTGATATTTTTTTAAATATCTTACCAGCATCTGAAAGTTTTTTAGATACTAATAAGCTATCCTTTTGTGTTAAGGTTGCTGTACCACTTAAGTCTTTTAATGTAGCATCTACTTGCCATACGTTCGGAGATGATTTAAGCTTTGATGTAATGTCTTTACCAAACTCAGCTCTCATTGTTTCAAATGTTCCACCACTATATGATGTATGCCATACAATACCAACCTTTGCTTTTGCTATTTGTTTTGCTAATGGCGTACCTGTAGGTATAGCATAAAGGATAGTATTAGGATGGAAAGTAATATGTTTAACTCCATCAATTGTCTCCGTTTTTAAATCGCTTTGATCAAACATAAAATCGCCTTGAATTACATCTTTGATGCCAAGACCCTTTAGGTTATCAAATGCTAATTTGAGCTTTTTATTTAAATCGCCTGATGTATCTGCATCTATATCTGCATGATTCTTATATACTTTAGGATCAGCATTAAAGATACCTTTTTTTGCTACAAAGAATTGTCCATCTCTTGGATCTTCTCCAGCGAATAAGGCGGGAGCTCCGTCCCACTTGACAGTAACATCTACAGGTGCTTTGGTGTTACCGCTCAACATATCCCTCAGTGATCTTAGCGCTAGGATAGCTTGGCGAGCTCCCTTAACTCCACCGTCTAAAACAAGATCCTCAATATGAGTCATATGAGTATTCTTGCCAGCGGCCTCTGTTAAGTAATTAGTTAATGATATCATGTATAAACCTTTACGTATGCACTGGAATCTTCTGCTTTAGATCCAGCATAATTTACAATTTTAGTTATCCATCTATTTGCTTTAGGTCCAGTATTTATTGAAACATAATAACATACATATAGACAACCAAGCTTAGATGAAATCCAGTTTGTATCATTACTCAGTAGATTTTTTTCAAAATCTTCATAAGTATCATTCTTATAAAAATGATTATACAAAGTCCAAAATATACCAATTCCCTTTTTGTCTTTTTTCGTTGCTATTTTTTTAGCAATTGCATAGATACCTGATTTATGATTTGGTAATTTTTTTCTAAATACTTGCTGTGTGGCATCTTGCATTACACCCCAACTTGCTCCACCACCTCTTGCAGTTTTAAGAACAATTTCAGCTTTTACATTTGAACCTGGTGAGTTATCTTTAAGCGCCATTTTTCCATCATCATAAAATACTGTTGCTCCTTTATTTGACCAGAAGTCTCCTCTTTTTTCTCCTTGAAAAAGTATTTTAGTAAGCTTATGATCATCTGTATCAGGCGGTAGTTTAACATTATATTCAGCAATCTTTGCTGTTTTCTTTACAAGCTTTAATGATATACCCATTAATGTTCTATTTGCAAAAGCTTCTAAGAGAGATTCATTTAATGATTTGATACTATCAACTTTTAAAACTTTCATATTAAAGCTTTTATCAATAGCCCATATGTCACCAGGATTCCATTTATCATCTTTAAGAGCTGGTAAATCTGAATTTTTATAAGCAAGATTTTTTAATGCATAAATCTTATTCATTTCTTTATCATTTCTATGAAATGTCATATTTCTATGAATATATTTTCTCTTAATTAATTCATATGCTGATAAATGTGAAGAACTAAACCAATCTCCTTCAACGCTTAATACTTCATCTAATTTAGCGTCAACAAATACTTTTTTATATGCTGCTGTTAATATTTCAGGTGTAAAGAATTCTTCATCATGCATTCCATGATCTAACATGGCTTGACACATAACACATTGATGTGATTCTGTAATTTTAGTATTGAGTGAACCACCTCCTGAGCCGCCGCCTCCTCCAAATACTGATGATTTTCCAAGATCAGATGTTGTGTAATTTTTGCCATCAATTCCCATAAATGGTATTGCTGCTTTTTTACTTGAATCGTTATTTTTAAAATCTTTTAAAAGTTGTATTAATTCTGGAGTACTTTCAACTGTTACAGATCCACCTTTTGCAAGTTCAATTGGTTTATTTTGTTGTATTAATCTTATAAGAATATCAATACGTGGTTCTTTTGTAATACTATTAGGTTTATTTAACTCTGCAGGAGTCAGTTTTACTGCTTCTGTTATTGTTTTAAAGTCTTTAAAATTTTTCATAGAGTTATTATACCTTACTTTAAAGTATTTGTAAATATCTATTTATAACTTTTTAAACTTTATCTTTTTTATAAAACATATTGGGCGAAATTTCTCCGCCCCTGTCTACGCTGATAATCTTTTCCTCATGAAGCTTTCGGATTGTTCTTTCAGCACCTTCACGTATGCCAATTTGAAATGCTTGATATGCTGCAATTGATATAATACAACCAAGAATAAAGTACTCCATTAAAGAAGTACTCGTTCTACATGTGTATCAAAACCTTTTTTTCTCATTTGCTCTTCAAATATAATTGCATCTTTAAGCTGATCAAAAATATAGTCAGCTTTGACTTCTTCATTTTCAGTGGCAATTACTTTAAAAGAAACATCATCTTTGGTATACATATACATCCATTCTCTCCGCTAAACTTAATGGTATTGATCTGTCATATGCTCTAGGATGTCTTCCTTCAGCTCTTGCATATTTTGTTCTTGGTCCACGTCCTTGACATTTGACATAATATCTTGGAAGCTTTGTTGGTTGTGTTACAGAATAACCATTATCAAATCTATATTGAGTTAATGATTCTTTGTAAGAATTTTCTTGATTAATAACTTTAACTACTTTACGAACTGTTTCAAGTTCAAGCATATCACCTGCACTTTTTGTGTGTGCAGTCATTACATAATTTTGTGAGCCTCTCATTAGTGGAATATCCTCCTTGCACCATTTTCTATAATGAAGTCAAGTTCAACTTCACCTATGATACCAAAACCATTTTTGAATCTAATAGAATCATTAAGTAGATTCCAATCTTCGTCTTGAGTTGATTTAGCAAGAGCCAATTCAACAAGATCTAATTCAATCTCTACAGTTTGACCTGTAGCAAGATGTGTACCTATTAAACCATTAACCATGTAGCACCTCCATTTCTTCAAATCTTTTTTCGACCAATCTGTTAACCACAACATCTCTATCAGTCATAGCAACTCTCATATCGAAAGATTCACACATACCTGGTAGCATTTTACCGCCATCAAGCTCTTTTAGAATACTTGAAGTATTCATTTCTAAGACATCGGCCAAGATTTGCTCTTTAACCATTTCATTTTGTAAATTTGACATATTATCTCCTTATCAATTTATAGTTATATTATACCATAGTTGGGAGTAGTTGTAAACGGTTTTTGTGAAAAAAATTGAAAAAACTTAACAGAAAAGTGTTGTTCTCAAAAAGGGGAGTATGAAACTCCCCCACGAATTGTCATAACTAAAGGTTATTATACTTCTTTTGCAATAAAAGTGTATACACCGTAAGCAAGTGCTACCCATGCAAATAGGTCGACTAAGCCACCTAAGAGTAGGTAAGATAATGACAGTCCGACGATAACTCCGCCGTCCCAAGATGTTCTTTCTGCCCATCTTTCCATTACCCATGCTTTTGCTGTATTTAACATATCCATATATTTCTCCTTTATACTTTAAAGTCAGCAAACGAGTCATTACTTTCTCGTTCACCAAACTTGTTTATCGGCTTATCTGGTATCATGTCAGACATAATATCTGATTGAGCCGACTCCTCTACATCATATAGCTTCATGCGGGAACGATCTACACCAACTACAAATCTCTTATATTTGGTTGGATCGTTATAACGATTTTTCAATTGCTTTACCATTAATTGGCCAAGTTCTTCAAGTTCCTCTGTTGAAATAAGAGCAAACATAAGATCCGCCGTTGCAGGTAAACCAAATGATTCAGATGTATCCTCTAGACCAACGTCAGTATTACTGTATCCAGACCTTGTAGTCTGAGTTGCCGATACTATAGGTACATTGAATTCCACAGCCAGTCCACGAAGTTCTTCCGCGATGGCTTTAATATAGGTATAACTATTTATACTTCCACCCATGCCACGCATGCGACTTGAGGCACAAATATTCAAATAGTCAATATAGACCATATCAGGACTAAAGTTCTTTTTGAGTCGTAACTCATTAAGTAAAGCTCTGAAATGGCCTGTGTGAGCTGAGCCAGTAGGATATTCTTTTACAATAAGTTTACCTACTGATGCTTTTGCTATCTTACCAATCTTATCATCGAATACATTTTTAGATAATGATCCAAGAGATTCAATTGGTAAATTCATTAAGTTAGCATCGATTCTTTCAGCGATACGTTCTTCAGCCATTTCCATTGTAATGTACAAAACATTCTTTCCTTGATTAAGAACTGATGCTGCACAATGACACATGAACAATGACTTAC